CCATTGTCAGTGTACTTTAATTTAAACACTTGGTTCATGTAAGTTTTATATTCAAAATACAATAATTGAACTGTGTTATTATCATAGTTTTGATAACCAGTAACATACTGCCTATTTCCAGGCATTTTTTGTATTCTTTCTAATTCTTCTTCAGGTATATTTGGAAATTGTTTTTTTAATTCTGGTATTGTAATAGACTTTACTTCACCAACATAGTATATATCTTCAAAGTTTGGATCCTCTGTATATGAGTATACTAAATAAGCTGGATCTACATAGTCAATTGTTATTCCGTTAGATTTATTAAAATTAGTTTTAGAACATGCTATACCGCATACTACTAAATCTTCATTTAATCTTCTTTTTGTTAATTCCCATTTATTTCTAGCTAAAGTAGTTGTTATAGCCTCTTCCTCAGCTATTTCTATGGACTGCTTATAAGACAACTGCATGTGTAATTCTAATTCTTCTTTAGTGGCAGGAAGTTGTTCTGCTGCTATATTAGAACTTGAAGCGTCTATACCTAATTGCTCTTTAGCTAAAGCTATTTGCTCTTTAGCAAACATATCTTCTGCTATAGCCGAAGCGTAATCTGTTCTTTTTTTAACAGATTCAGGATCTTGTGAAAAAGCTTTTATATCAAATTCTTTTTGTGATATACCATTAACAACTATATTAACAAATTTTGATATAACAGGAACTGGTTTCCAGTCTAAATTAAGATAAGACAAATCACCATTTATAGATAACTCATCTTTATATTTTTGTGTTGATTGTTCACCTCTAGCGTATAGTCTTAGATTGTGAAAATTACTCCAACTAGTAAGATATCTATTACCGTTTGTTCTTCCTTGATTAAACCATTCAGTTTCAATAGCTGAAGCTACTTGAGATCCGTACTCTCTCGTTGCTTTTTCCGCGTCTGGTACTACCTGACTAGGAAAAGAGCTATTTGAATTAGTGTATATTTTCATTTATTCAATTATTTTTGATAATGTACCTTTGTTATTGTATCTCTTAAACCCTAAATTGTATACTGGTTTTTGTATTATAGGATTTGGTCTGTATTTGTTTTTATTACAAGCCATTATAGCTAAGCCAGAACTAATCGAAGCATCATGAGAAGTTCTATTATTTATATTAAACTTCGCCCAGTCTTCTAATGTTCTTTGAAAATACACGTCACCATAATTACCATCGTCTTTTAAACCTACGTGTTCTTCTATATAAGATTCTATTGCTGCAGCGTGAGCTTGTTTTATATCTTCACTAGAGTTAGGTATTCCACCTATCTCTCTTTCTGTTGTTGATAATTTATTATATTTTTTATCAGGTCTATTTATTGAGTAACCTCTGTAACCTCTACGTTTAAAATAATAAAGTAGTCTAGGCTTATTGTTTTCTGCTAATATTGGCATGCCATAAAATACACAAGCCATTAATACATCTTCAAAAAATATCTCAGCAGTTTGTGGACGAGCAATATATTCTAAAAAGAAATGATTAGGTGGTACGTTTTCCATAGAAAACTTAGTAAGACCTGTTAAAGAACCGTTAGATCCTCTATTATCTACTGTACCTGATATATCATAACTGTCACAACCAAAAGCTCCAGTGTGTTCGTTACCTGGCCATTTTAAACCATTTTTAGATATAACACTGTTTTGCATTTGTTCTGGAGGTATCCATGATACAAAAAACCTACCTTGCTTGCTAGGCATAAATATTACTTTGGTATCTTTAACACCATTAACCCATTGAAAACTTCCTTGAGTTATTATATTACTATTCTTTAAATCAGCATTCCAATCTATCTGTTGATAGATCTTAGTTAGATTAAATAAAGATGATTTAGCTTCATCTCTAAAAGCGTGTTCTTCTGTTCTTGGAAATTGTCGATAAAATTCATTAAGACCGTCTTGATCTTCTTTTAAGCCATCAACTTCGTTTTGCCAATATTCTATTACACCTATTTTAATTTTTGATCCGTGAGGATCTTCAATGGGCTTTTTCGGTGTATCGAAGACAGGTAAGCCATAAGAATCAATGTATCCTTCGTAGTTCCATTCCATAGGAATGAACAAAGAATAGAGTCCTGAGCGAGTCTGTCCATTGGAGTTTCTTTTGGTAACGTCCGAGTCATTGTATAGTCTTTTAAAATTTTCACCACCTTTATCTAAAGCATTTGAGGTTGAACCCATCATGCATTTACCGATTATTTTACTACCTAATCTAAGAGTTGTTTTTGTAACCCTCCAATTGTTGAGGATGTTATTAGGTCTTTCCCATTTTCCTGATTCATCATGAACAAGAAGCTTGAGTTTTTCTCCATCATAAGAGTTATCACCTGTGTTTTTCCAGTCGATAGTGGTGTCCAAACCGGTGATTTCTTTAAGAGTTTCGTTAGAATCAAGTTTCCTTCTTGTAAATTTACTAGCGGGTACTCTATAAGCCAATTCGGTTTTAGGTCTGTCCATACCGTCTTGTATTGGTTTGAAGAAAAACGGATAATTAACGGATATTGGAACAACTTTGTCGGTGAACATTTTCTTAGCATCGGGGCCAGATTTGGACAAAATCCCAAAACGTGAGTCGGTTGATATTGTAGCCATGTCAACTGTAACTCCGGATGCCATAAACGAAAAACCTGAACGTCTATTCTTGAGATAGGACATACCGTAACACCTGAAGTCTGCAACGCAGGCTGCCCAGAATATGAAAAATTGGCGATTGGCTTCTCGAAAGTCTGGCTTCCCAACATCAATCTTGGCCCATTGCAAGTACATGTAATTAGAACCAGTAATGTAAGTAGGCTTGCCTTTGTTATAAAACCAAAAACCTTCTTCCCTATACTTGAATTCATTATCAATGTAATCATACCATTTTTCCTTGAAATCAACTGGATATTCTTCCCAATCAAATATTGTTTTTATTCTACTTAAAGCTTTAGGCATTTGAATTCTTTCAAATCTATCTGACTCGAATTCAGTAATGTTTTTTGGTTCTTTAGGTAAAGCTATTTTAAGATTTTGTATTTCATAAACCTCTCCTATTTCTCCAGTCTTACTTATTATAATGATATCATATTCTTCATTATATCCGTATTCCCATTTTTTATATCTATTCTTATGCTTTAAGGTCTTAGCATCTACATGATCGTGTAGTACTTTATATAAAGTTTGCTTGTACATTATTTTGATCTACCTTCGGCAAAACCCTTAAAAGATTTTTCTTCTTTTTCTTCTTTAGGTTTATTATTTAATAAATCTTCTTCAGTTTCTATTCTTTGAAGTATTTCAAAAGCATCAAATATAGCTAGCTTTTTAGTAGCTGCTGCATTTTTAAGTCTATCAGCTGTTATATCATCATCACCATCAACTATAGGCTCCTTAGCTACTTTTATCAGTTCTTCAACTGCTACTTGCCCAGCTAGGATTATATTCAACTTCGTTTTCTTTATTTCCATACTTAATTACAATATCATTAGATTTCATACAATACAAACGCTCTTTTTCTACGATAAAATCGTATTCACCATTAGGTGTGTAACCAACAACGCTTCCCTCGGTTATTCCAAGAGCTTCTAAGAAGCTATTACCTATTTTTAGTATACCAATAAGCTTTTTTTCTTTAACAACCTCTAAACTATTTTTATCTTCAAGTGGTTTGACAAAACATCTACTATTAATAGACTTCCATTTGTTGTTTCTTTTATAAAGATACACTTGGTCTAAAGCGCAAAAATATAAACCATTTATAAAATTTGATCTACTTTTCTTCTTAACGCCTTTCATATCATAAAAAGTTCTAAAAACATTATGATGTATAATGATTAAGTCACCTTTTTTAATAGGTGTGTTAAACGCAACTGGAACTTCTACGACTTCAGCAACGTTGTTAACAAATTTAAAACTTTCAATCTTAGTATTTAATACTAGCTTTTTATCTCCTATAGTTATTTCGTTATCGTATTCTTCACCTAACGGTTTAACTATAAAGTCATATAGACTTCTCATTAATATTCCAAATCATATTCAACTGATATTGCCATGTTAGAATTAAATTTTTTCCATGGCAATACTTCGTTGTTTTTTTTGATGTGTATATTATAAGATTTATCGGCGTCTTCAAAAAGTATATGAGAAATCTCATGACCTCCATAAACTTGTTGTCCTACAGCATAATGCATTGCATCATTTTTGTAGTCAGAACCAATACTTATCTTTCTAATATTATTTTGCATCTTCTTTTTCAATGTCAGTATAAGATCCATCTTTTAAATCTATGTTTACTTGACCGTACTCTTCTTCTAATTCTTTTTTCGTTTCTTCAATCTTCTCTGAAACTTCTTTTACTTTAGAATGAATGTTTAATTTTTGAACTTCGAGTATACCAATGTTTCTTAACAATTCGTTTAATTCAAACTGTTGTTCGTTTACTTTCTTTAGTTGCTCTTTTGTTATTGACTTAACTTCTTTAGCCTTTACTTCAATTGTTTTTACTTTACTCATAATTTATTTATTTAATTTAATTGTTATTAATTTTGCTAATTTATATGTTCCTAGCCCGAACCATGTTGTTACTACTAAACCTAAAAAAGAAACTGGATTTAAATAGAGATTTGTAGCAGTGTCGAATAATGCGAAATAATTCACAATAAACAAAGTAACTACTAACATTAATGTTAATTTTTTCATTTAATTTGATTTAATTATTATTACTTATTATTATTATTACTTATACTTTTAAACTTTTCCACCCCACGAGAGCCAAAATAAGCTATATAAACTGTTGTTAGTAATTGTTTTAATAAACCTATCCACTCTTGCTCTACTGTAAAAGATATTTCATGATGACTATCCACCCATATAAAAGCAACAGCCATTATAGATAAAAATATTAAAGCCATTGGACGCGTGTTTTTACTTAACCACGAATCACTTTTCATATCGCTTTCCCAACGTGAACTTATTTGAGCATCTGCTTCATTACTAGCTTTGTCCATTATTTCTTGGATTTGCTTTTTAATTAACAGTTTTTCTTCTTCCGTAGTAGTAAGCTTATCGATGACGTCACCAACTTCTTTGATAACGCCACCCGTAAGCCATTGTATTATTTTCTTCATGATATTTTTGTTTCTAAAACTTCTCTACCATTTGGAAAAATGTAATCATAACCAGGGTACATAATAGTAGCATAACCTCTGTCATCAATTCCTAAAACTTTACTTTCAACACCTTTCATTGTTATTGTATTACCAGGTATTAAATTATGTTTATTGTTGACATCAGGACTATTTTTTAAATAACCTTTTTTTGAATACATTATTTAGTCTTGTTTTGGTTGACCACCTTTACCATCATCATCAAATATACTAGAAAGATTTCCAAAAGTTTTACCTTCTCTGGTTAATTTTCTTGATTTTTTGTAATGATCTGTTTCGAATTTTTTTGCTCTTCTTTTATCAGCAATAGAATTACCAGTACCTTGTCTTGGTTCGCTTGAATGACTAGTTTCGTCAGGTGTTATAAAATCTAAAGCTTGGAAACCAACATCTCCTAATCCTCTAGTTATAGTTCTACCTACTTTTTTCAAGAAATCAAGTTGAGCTGGTCCAGCCATTACATTAGCAACAGTGTGAGCCATTGTTTTTCTAGCGGCACCAGGCTTTTGTTGGTACCCCATTCCTCTTGAAGCACCTATTCCGTCTTCAGCGTAATCAGGAATTTTATTTCCATTAGCGTCTGGTTTCTTTTTACCAGCTCCCGAGTAATCGGTATGAGTTGCTGATTGATCACCTTTTTTAGAGCCTCTTGTTGGTCCGCCTTCCATTTTTTCTATTTTTTTAATTTTTTCTGCAGGAACTTTTAAATCTGCACCTTTTACTTTTTTAGCCATTTTAATTATTTTTAATGTTTATTTAATATTTATTTTATATTTTTTTCTGCGTTATATGCATCTTTCTCCCAAGGTCCTTTACCTGCTTGCATTACTGAATATGGGAAAGTTTTTCCCTTGTATTTTACAAAACCTTTTTTACCAGGTCCAGGTAATTCGTAATCAAGCTCTCCTTTTTTAAATTGATCAACATGTACTTTTTCATGTGCAATTGTTTTAGCCTTTTCTAATGGATCGTATGGTGTGTTTTCATTCATTATTATGACACCACTTTTATTAGTTCTAGCAAAAACAGGATCTTCACCCATGTCTCTTTCAAAAATAGAGGTACTTAAATCCGTTAAATCAAAAAAAGGTTTTATTTTAAAAGCCATATTATTGTTTGTAAGGAAATTTTTCATTAAACCACGTCTGCCTTTTATCGCATCCGCAAGGAATATTAAGACCGTCAGACATCTTATCTACAACGGTCTTAATTCCTGTTTTGCTAGTGAACTTTGCTATACTATCACCAAGTCCTCTAGATTGCATATTATACTATTACAGCAGTTCCAATTGCGAATGACGTAAAGTACAGTTGTACTGGAACAGCAGAATTGTCTAGTCCTAATTGTACAGATGACTGTATACCTCCTGGATTAGCAGTCATTGCAGCATATACTGCTTTTTGTGGTGACTGTCTTCCATTTGTGATTGTTGGGATATTAGCACCGCCAGCTGCTATTGGAGATTTACTACATCCAATCTGAATAACTCTACCTGATAATGCTCTAGCAGGTTGTGCTCCACCACCAGCTCCTGCAGCAGCAGTAGTTGCGTATCCTTTTAATACAATAGATAATACACCTGTCCCTGCAGCGTAAGCTACACTTGATATATCGTCTGCGTTTACTAATTGAGGTCCTGATGCTAAAAGACCTGCCGCGTTTGCTAGCGGTGAAATGTTAAATTTTAAAAATTTGTTTACCATGGTAATTGTTTTTATTTATGGCGTTTAAGCCTGGTTTGGTTTGTTTTGAGTTTTACAACAGACTCTACTGTTTTATTTTTCGTATTTTTTATCATCATACTTAAGATCTCCAGCTAGTTTAGATATATGCTTTTCATCTTCAGTCATACTATGATCACTATGATTATGGTGATTATCATAATCTATATCTTCTTTCAAATATTTCATATGATGCATGTCATCAGATCTAGTAGCTTTATAATCGTGCTGCGTTACTCTAGTGTGTCTATGATAATTTCCTGAGTATTGTCCTGTGTATCCTTTGTTTGATTCCATATTTTTATTTTTACCTTCCTACTATTATATCAGCTTCTGCTACTGTTGTTAACGATGTAACGTAATCTACAGCTACTGGTAATATTGATCCTGCTTGAACTCCTTTAAATTCTATTGCTTGAGCAGCAACTGGTACACCATCGTTTACAGCTGTAATAACTGCCGTGGCATTTACAAAACCTGCACCTCTACCTGCTTCAACAATTGTTATTATATCTCCTGGATTATAACCTGATCCAGCAACAGCAATTACTAATGACTGTATTACGCCTGGAGCTCCATTTGTTGTTATAGTTACAGTTAAACCTTGAGCCATATTATTAGAGCAAGTTGTAGCAGCTGTTATACCATTAGTATAAAGCGTACCACCATTTGTTGGAGCGCCAATAGTGCTAACAGAATTTAAACTAGTTCCTCCTAATATAACTGATATATCACCTGCTACACCAACGTATAATACAGATCCGTTTAAGTTTGTTCCTAGTACTCCTGTTTGATTTTGAAAAACCCAAGCAGGTAAAACGTTTGGAGCGCCTACTAAACCTATTAGAGGCATAGTTCTTCCTATTATTGTATCTGATGTTCTAAATAATCCCATGTCTTTTAGTATTTATTGCCTTGAGCACATAAAACAGCATTAAGACCTTGATAAGGCACTGGTGCTTTTAGTACTTGTAGTCCTGTTATTCCTGAGCTAGAGCCTTTACCGTGAGGTCTTCCGTGTTGATCCAAGGGTCCATCCCATAAATGAGATTCACCTACTACACCTACCTTGCTTCCAGGCTTTAATTTTTCCATTGAAGGATCGTATTTCTGATTGTGCATAATTGTTTATTTAAAATATTTATGTATATTGAGTTTGTATAGAGTTTTCTAAATTAGGTTTTGGCGAATTAACATCCATTGGTTTAGGGCCAAATATACTACCCATTTTATCTGGACTCATAGAAAATAAAGCAGGATTCATTGGTGAAGTCTGCATTGTATTTTCATTAGCTGCAATCCCTGCGTCTCTATTAGCAACAGTTTGAGATTCAACTCCTGATGGATCAAACGTACCTATTTCAGTTGCTGAGTTTTCTAAAGGATTAGCTATAGGTTTACTTTCAGGTGCAACTGGCATTTGCATTGCTGTTGCTGAACCAACCCCAGCTATTCCACCAGTTCCTTGCTCCATAGCTAATTGCTCAGGTGCGTTTCTTCTGTTTTGTGCTAGTTTTAGCGCTTGGCCAACTCCACCACCTGTTAAAGCACCCATGTTTCCCATCGCGCCTGCTGCTACTCCTGCCATATTATTTGTTTTTATCTTTATTAACTTCTAATATAGATTTTGTTAAAACTTTATCCATATAAGATTTACCTTTCATTATTTTGTTTCTTCTAGTACTTGTTGGGATTTTCTCCTCACCAAGCATAGTTTTATATATTCTATTTATTAATTGCTTACCTTTAAAAGATACTTTATAAATATTGTAAGTCTGTGTAGTTCTGTTTCTTTGTCTCCAAACAGTTACCCAGTCTTCTTTTATTAATCTAGCCCATCTTCGGTTATCCCAACTATAAGAGTATACACCTGCTTCAAAATCTTTTTTAGTAAATAAATCTATACAATCTAAATAAATTAATAACTCTAAATCAGATTCACGTAAGCTGTTGTTTTTACAAGCCCATTTGCGTATTATACGGTAATGTTTTAGCAGTTCAAGATCTTTTAAGTCTACTGCTTCTAGCTTTTTCATAAAACAACAACCACATCTTGTGTTTTAATTACGTGATATGATTTATCTTTAATTTCAATCTTGTGACCAGCATGTCTATCGTAGTATATAAGGTCTCCTTTAATTAAACCTTGTACTTCATCTCCGACTTCTATTATAACTGCTCTAATGTATCTTATATCTTCTCTATGTAAGTCTGCGAGAAGTAAACCACCTTTTGTTTCAGTGGTTCCTTCTTCTATTTTTTCTATTATTAAGTTTCTACCTATTGCTTTCATCTATTCTCATATTATTGATTACACAATCGGTTGACAATATTGTTGTAGCTACTGAAGCT